AATGATGATAGTGATAGCAAACCAAAGATTAAGAAGACAATAAAAAAACAAGTTGAAAAAGTTGTAGTAGAATCTACTGAAGAGAAGAAAGAAGATTTACAAGACTTATTCAAAGATATATTCGGAGAGAAATAATATGGATATGAATCAACAACAGATAGACCCAAGTAAATTAACAACCGTAGAATGTAAGGCAAGTGATTGTACTGAAACTGCATTCTATCAATTATTTGAGATTAAAAAATTATCATCACTCGTATCACCAACAGGAAAAGAAGTTATAATGCAAGTTCCTGTTTTCAGATGTGCATCTTGTGGTAATACTTGGAAACCAGAAGGAGCATAATATGTGGATATGGATTAGTATCACAATTATTTTAATATCATTAATAGGATTTTTATCGTGGGTAGTGTATAGATTAACTGAACAAATAGAACAGATTGAAGATACATTGAATTGGTATCAGGATTGGTATGGTAATTTTATTAATTTACTTGCTGATACAGATGTAAAGATGAAACAAGTCGATGTAAAGGGAAGTTTTTCATCAGACGATGAAATAGGATTTGCATTTAAAACAGTAAAAGAATGTATAGAACAATTAACACAAATGGGAGCAATTACTTATGGCGGACAAACCGATAGTACAGAAGAGATTCAAGGGCAGGAAGAAGAAGAGTAAAGTATATTTCGGACAGGCAACACAAGATGCTATTATTGAATATAATGCTGCATCATCATCTGCTGTAAGAAATCAAATATATCAAGAAAGAATACACGCAGCGTTTGATAAGTTGTGTGAGAATATTATTCATACTTATAAATTTTACTATTTTGATACGGCATCAGATTCAGTTAAACACGAGGTAACATCTTTTTTGATAATGAATATGCACAAATATGACCATAATAAAGGAAAGGCTTTTTCTTATTTTGGAACAATAGCTAAGAATTGGTTAATATTAAATAATAATAATAACTATAAGAGATATAAAATTCATAGAGAACCAGGAAGTTTGGATTCGTTACAATATTCTCATAAGGATTATGAAAGACAACAATACCAAGAAGATTTAGTTGATTTTTTTGATTCTCTTGTTGAATGGTGGGAGTCAAATATAAATAAAGTATTTACTCGTCCAAAGGATATATTAGTTGCTGATGCTGTAGTTGAATTAATAAGAACACGAGAGATGATTGAGAACTTTAATAAAAAGGCTTTATATCTTTTAATACGAGAAATGACTGGTATGAACACTCAACATATTACTCGTATATTGAATATTATGAAATCAAAAAACAAAGAACTTCACAAAAGATATAATGAAGGTGGTATGATAATGGATAAAAAGAGTGATAATGACTTTTTTTAGGTAGTTTATCATACATATGTAATAATAATTAGAGGGTAGGGACTTGTTCTTTCCCTCTTTTTTTGCTCTTTCTATATTTATATATGAATAACTATACACATATAAATGGAGAAATTGTTATGTCAAAAGATTATGAAGTATTTAAAGGTAAGAAATTATCAGATCTTTTTCAAGAAATACATCAAAACTCTGAAGTAAAAAGAGTTCAAATAGATAGTATGCTATCTCACTTAACTTCAATGATATCTAATCCAGATGATGCCGTTCAATTAGTTCCTGTAATTAAAGATTATATGGAAGTGGCAGTTAAGAATGATGAACAATTAATTAAGATTGCTGGTATTGTTGGAAGAATACTTCAGGCAGAAATGAAAGGTGTCAATGATGAAGGATTATTAACTGATATGGAAAAAGAACAGTTAATGAAAGCTCTTGAAGATGAGGTTAGTTCTATTCAATTGGAAAGTGATAGAATTAAAAGTCAAAAGAAAAATGTAGATGACAAAGTATCAAAATTTGATAATAATTAAGGGGTTATAAATGGCTTGGGAAGATAATATAAGTAAAGGTGGAAATAAGGCAAACAGAACATCCACTACAAGATTAGCAACATCTACTTCAAATATTAGTAACTCTTCGTCAAATAAATTTTATGAATTAGAATTGGCAGAAGTTATTGATATTATTTATGATGATGATCATCCTGATTTTCCAAAAGATGATAAGGATTATTCTTATATCGGTGCCGTAAAATGTAGATTGATACAGAGTCAATATAATTCACCAGATAAAATGTGTGGATGGGTTAGACCATTAGACTCACAGATAAAACAATATCCATTAAAGGGCGAATATGTTGTTGTTGCTTATTATATAGGACAGGCATATTATACGACTAATTTAAATTTACTTGGTTCTTCTAATAATAATGCTTTACCATTTTTATCTATATCAAAATTATCAGTTGAGAAAGGTAAGAAAGATGATTATGATCAAATTAGTGTTACTGGAAAACCAAAACCAGCATCAGAACTTGGTGATGATTTTAAACTTGGTGATGAATTTAAGAATGATGATTTAGTTAGAAATCTTCAACATTATGAGGGTGATATATCATTTAATGGAAGATTTGGACAATCAATAAGATTTGGTAGTAACAAACAAGCAACCAAATTAAACGAAGACATTGAAGTTAAGGAAGATTCACCTAATATTATTATGAGGGCTGGTAATATGGATAGAGAAGATATAAAACCAGATCCAAAAAATGTTCCCATTGACGAGGATATAAATAAAGATGGTTCTTCTTTATGGATAGTAACTGACCAAGAAGTTAAACTAGACCCAGCAACTGAAAAGGGGAAACAACACAATAAAGCTCCAAAACGATTGGGAGATAAAGGAAGTTATAAAGATGAAAAAATGGGTCAAGGAAAAAATAAGTTAGATAAGAAAGTAGATTTTGACAATGAAAGTAAGTATGAAGGAAAACAAATATTTTTAAATACGGATAGAATAGTATTTAATGCAAAAGATCACGGAGAGAAAGGTGGAGGACAAGTTATTTGTTATTCAAAGTCGTGGCAATATTTTAATACAGATAATAGATTTATGGTTGATTCTGGAAAAGGAACAACATTAGAAACACAAGGTGATACTGAAATAGTATCTAAACAATTAATAAGTTTAAAGACAGATGAATTAACGGTGATAGATAGTCCAAAGATATTTCTTGGAAAGGCCGCTAAGGAACCAGTAGTGTTAGGTGATACTCTACTTGGATTATTAAAGGAGTTATGTAGTGCATATCAGAGTCATATACATCCAACACCAGCTGGACCTTCAGGACCACCAGTTAATGCAGGAGTGGTTGCTGGGATAAGTGCAAGATGGAAAACTTTTTTATCACCACAGAATAAAACTTTATAGATATTTATAAAAGGAAAGTAGTATGGGATTTGGAGGAATGAAAAGTGCATTAAAGAAATACTTCTCTGATGTTGGTATAGAGAATGAAGGAACTGATAATGCAAAAGTAACAAAGACTGCTGCTAAGACTGCTAAAAAGATAGCTGATGAATATGAAAAGGCTATCAAAGGAATGAAGACACCTAATGGACACGGACCATTGTCTTATAATAAAGCAGGATTACAGAAGGCGTTTGAAGGAGCATTTAAAATGATGGAATCTGATACAACAGGGGCAAGTAAATCAGCCGCAGGTGCAATGATGGGAACTGGTTTTGTTATGTTTTGGACAGGAGCTATGATGAAACCTATGCCACCTTCACCAGGACAATCAGCTGGAATAGCAAATCCAGTTGTAATGCCAGGAGCACCAATACCAGTTGTAATGGGTGGTCCTAATGATGACCCAGGAACATTGGGTAATGCGATTGTATCGGCAGCAGAAAAACATTCCAAAACGATAGCTGGAATACATAATGGATTATCAGTACCAACACCAGCCACACCACCATTACCTGTACCGTGGGCAACAATTAGTTAAATACAAGGAGTTATAATGAAGAAAAAAACAAACATAAGACAAGTAATAAGGAAGATAGTTAGAGAAGAAGTTCAAGTGGCTTTGAAAAAAGAATTAACAGAAGTATTTAAATCTTTAAAGTCAAAACCAATTTCTGAAACTAAAAGAGTTATTAAAAAAAGAAAACCAGCTAAGTTAGCTAAAGACCCAGTATTAAATAAAATATTGAATGAAACACGAAATGAACAAAGTGATGGTTATGAAGAATATCCAACAATGGGCGGTAAAACATTTGATAGAAATTCAATGGCTTCTTTAATGGGGTATGGTAATGTTGGTTCAGAAGGTAATGTTGATAGAGCACAGATGACAAGAGGACATCAAGGTGCAGTAGTTCAAGATGAAGTATTAGCAAAAGCATTGAATAGAGATTATAGTGATGTAATGAAAGCAATTGATAAAAAGAAAAACGGTGGAGTAAAGTAAGATGCCATTACCAATAGATTTAGATAAAGATGTTGCAGTTGGTATATCATTACCAGTAGAATTGGGTCCAAATGGATATTTTCGTCAGACATATACTACATTAGAACAAGTAACTTCTAATGTTATAAATCTGATATTAACCATTCCTGGTGAGAGATATATGCAACCAACATTTGGCTCAAGATTACACGAACATTTATTTGAACAATTTGATGAGTCTATACAAGAATTTATTGAAGATTCAATAAATGAATCTATGGAAGAATGGTTACCATATGTTAATATAGTAGATTTAAAAGTAACAGATGGTGGAGATGATTTAGACCCACAGAGTGGTCATACAATAAGAGTTTCATTGACTATAGCATTGAGTGATGACCCAGATACTCATATGAATATAACATTTAGGGGAGAGGCTCAAAGTGGTGGTGTAACCGTAGAATCTATATCACCGATAACAGATAATTATAATCCGTTGAGTAACAGAACAAGTAAGGAAGTTTATAATTCCGTTAAAAGATAATGTGGAGAATGAATAATGGCAATAGCTAAAAGACAAGATAATCGTAAAGAGATAAGATATTTAAATAAAGATTTTTCATCATTTAGAAATTCATTGATGGATTTTGCTAAGGTATATTTTCCAAATACTTATAATGATTTCAATGAATCTTCACCTGGTATGATGTTTATTGAAATGGCGGCATATGTTGGGGATGTGTTATCTTATTATGTGGATTCACAATTTAAAGAAATGATGTTAGGATATGCAGAAGAAAGAAAGAATGTTATAGCTTTAGCACAATCATTTGGATATACACCTAAAACATCTGTTGGAGCATCTACAAATGTAGATGTATTTTCAGTTGTTCCAAGTATAGGCAGTGGAGATAGTTGGGGTCCAGATTTAAGATATGGAATAGTAATTAAAGATGGTATGTTAATTACACCAAAAGAAGACCCATCTTTAATGTTTAGGACTGTTGATGATTGTAACTTTAAATTTTCAAGTTCATTTGACCCAATGGAAGTTAGTGTTTATGAATATGATAATGTATCAAAAGAACCACAGAGATATTTACTTAAAAAAACAGTTGAAGTAATAGCAGGACAGGTTAAAGAAGAAAATTTCCCTTTTACAGAACCAGATAAATATGCAAAAATTTTATTAGCACAAGATGATGTTATAGAAATAATTAGTGTAGTAGATTCAAATGGTAAGACTTGGTATGAAGTTCCTTATTTAGCACAAGATACTGTCTTTGTTGATATTGAGAATAGTGCGGCAAATGACCCAGAACTTACACAATATAATGACTCTGCACCTTATATGTTAAAGTTGAGAAAAACACCAAGAAGATTTATTAAAAGAGTTAGAGATGATAATAAAACAGAACTACAATTTGGTGCTGGTATATCAAGTAATCCAGATGAAGTATTAATTCCAAATCCAGCTAATATTGCACAAGAAACTATTGGAACACCTGTTAATCTTTTAAATAATGCATTTGACCCATCAAACTTTTTAAAGACAAAAACTTATGGACAAGTTCCACATAATTTAACATTAACTGTTAAATATTCATACGGAGGTGGGGTTCATACTAATGTTCAAGCAAATACACTAACCGAGATACAGAGTAGTGACATTGTTGTAGATTCAGAAGGATTAGAATCTGGACCATTAGAAACAGCAAGGGGTTCAATAGCGTGTATAAATCCAGAACCAGCAACAGGTGGTAGAAGTTCGGAAACACTCGAAGAGATTAGAAGTAATGCACTTGCTTATTTCTCATCACAGAATAGATGTGTTACAAAGGAAGATTATATTGTGAGAACATATTCAATGCCAGCAAAATATGGAAGTGTTGCAAAGGCATACATAGTTCAAGATGAACAATTAAATCAAAGTAATTATACTCGTTCAGAATCAAAAGAAAATAAAAAGAATAAAAAGAAAAGAAATAATGTAGATGATGGTAGAACAAATAAACTACCAACATCATATATTCCAAATCCATTGGCTTTAAATTTATATACTCTTGGATATGATGGTGATAAAAAATTAATAAATTTAAGTCCAGCAGTTAAAGAGAATTTAAAACTTTATCTCGGACAATACAGAATGTTAACAGATGCAGTTAATATTAAAAATGCATACATAATTAACATAGGAGTTGATTTTGAAATTATAACATTAAGGGGATATAATAAAAGAGAAGTATTATTACGATGTGTAAAAGCATTAAAAGATTTTTTCGATATAGATAGTTGGCAAATTAATCAACCCGTATCCATAGCAGATATAATATATGAACTTGGTTTAATAGAAGGTGTTCAGACAGTAACTGATGTTGAGATTAAAAATCTATGGGACGAAAATCTTGGATATTCTGGAAATATTTATGATATAGATGAGGCTATTAGAAATAAAGTTCTTTATCCTTCAATGGACCCATCTATATTTGAAATTAGATTTCCTAACCAAGATATACAAGGAAAGGTACAGGAGGGATAGATGTATTATTATATTTATGCAGATAAGGACGCTACAATTTACAGTGATGACTATAAGGATTCATATAAGAAGAATACTGGTCTTGATGAAATAATTGAGTTAGAAAAAAAGACACCAATAGGAACACCATCTTACGATAGTATAGAAAATTCAAGAATACTTTTAAAGTTTGATATAACTGAAGTTTCTAAATCTATGGTGAATAGAATTATTCCAAAAGTTGATGAGGGAACATCTATTAGTCTAAAATTATATACAGCCAGACCAACAGAGATACCTATATCGTATAGTATAAATGCATATCCTATTTCTGGAAGTTGGACAATGGGTAAAGGAAAAAAATATCATTCACCTATTACAAAGGATGGAGTAAGTTGGCATTATAAAGATTATGAGGGTGGAACATTATGGGTAACATCATCATATGGAAATAAATCTACATCTTCATATGGTTCATTTAAATCTGGTGGTGGTAATTGGATTACTTCATCAGTTGGTGTTCAGTCATTTGAATATGAAACAGCAGATGTTAATATGGATGTAGGAAATATTTATAAATCTTGGTTTAATCAAACTAATGTTAATGAAGGGTTTATAGTTAAAAGAACTGATTCTGATGAACAAAGTTCTGCACCACTTGGAACATTACCATTCTTTTCAAGGGATACACATACAATATACCCACCGAGATTAGAATTTAAATGGGATGATTCAACTTGGAATACTGGTAGTTCAACTAATACTGAATTTGATTTAAACACAAAGGAACCAGTTGTTTATCTGAAAGGAAGAGGAAGAACATTTAAAGAATTATCAAAAGTAAAATTTAGAGTTTATACTCGTGATAAATATAGAACAAATAGTCCAACTGTTGGCAAGTATGAGATGTTTAAGCATTATTATTTACCAAGTGGTAGTTCATATTATTCTATTAAAGATACAGTCACAGAGGAAACAATTATTCCTTTTAGTGATGAATCAAAGTTAAGTGCAGATACTACAAGTAATTATTTTAATATTTGGATGAATGGATTACAACCAGAAAGATACTATCGTGTTTTAATTAAAGCAGTTAGTGGTAGTGGTAATCCAGATGAGATAGTTAATTTTTATGATGACAACTTTACATTTAAAGTAGAGAGATAATAAATGCCAATATCATTTAAAAAATATATTAAAAGAAGAAGACAGAAAGCTTCAAGGAGAGATGTCAGACAGGTTGATCGTAAGATTACTAAACCTCGTAAGGATTTATCGAAGAGAGAACGAGAGATAAATGAATTGTTATTGAACGGAGAAGTTCCAACAACAAGAAGAGAAGACGGAACTGTTGTGTTACGAGAGATAACTGATGATGAAGGTAAAAGAGTTGCTGATGATGATATTTCTCAACTTATTCCAGTTGATATATTTCAACAGAATTATAATGAGATTGAAGTTGATAATATAATTAGTAATGATATTGATGAAATATTACCAGATACAATTAATACGGAAGATAAAATAAAACAATTCTTTCTTGATTATGAATTATTAAAAAATGAAATTGATGCTGCTGGTAGTGATACATCACACCAACATTTAATAGATAGTAGTGAAAGATTTATACCTACACCAGACCCAGTTAAACCAATTCCAGTTGGAAAGAATATACTTGGTAATGGAACATTTGAAGATGGTGAACTACCAAAGATTACGAGTAAGGTTTTAAATCATCAGATTATAGATGACCCAACGGAGATTAGACCAACTGCTAAAATTTTAAGGTTATGGGGAACTCGTCCTGGACATATGATTATACACAAGAAGGAAGATGAAAAATTAAAAAGAGGTGGATTATATGAATGTTCTTATTTAATTTATATTAGTGATGATTATGATGGAACTCACGGAGTTGAATTTACAAAATGGGGTAACTTGGACCCAGACTTAGCTGTTATGACACCGATTGGTACATTACCTTATGATAGAAATAAACAGATTATAAAGGGTAGATGGTTAAAGAGAAACTTTTGGGTAAAGATACCTCATAGAGGCGGAGAACCAACAGACTTTACTTGGAAGGTTGGATTTCCAATGGGTCAGAGGCCAAAGGGAGTTAATCCAGGTGATGCCATAGGTTCTTCCATTTATAAAATTAAATTAATTAAGCAATACCAAAAACCATCGGCCGAAGAATTTACTAAACATAGAAGACTTGGTGTATTATGGAATGAGATGTCAAACGGAAATGTTAGTATTGGTGATAAAGGACAGCCAGTTGGAAAATCTCAAGGTGGTGGTGGATTTGTTGGACTATCTAAATTTTTTGATAAACTTGCAGACGAAATGAATGATAGACATTATCGTGCAAAAATAATGGGAACTGAAGTAAGGAGAGAACTTAAAAAGATTACAAGAAAATTAAAGTCTGGGGATATTCGTATGGACTTTAAAGATGACTTTGTTCCACCAGGACAAGAAGAGGTTGGTAAGACTGTTCATAAATTATCAATTCACGATATGGGAAAACATTTTGAAATTTGGTTTGCAATTAAAGATGTAAGTAAAGTTCATCATAGTAAAATACTTGATGATATAATGAAAAGGTTCAATGATTTAATATGGTTACCAAGTAATACTGAACAAGATAGATATGATGAACCAAGAGAATTGATTAATCCTACAAAGGATATTCAAGAACCAACACCAATACAAGTAATAACACAGGCTGCACCACCACCTACTATTAATATTAAACAACCTGAAATTGGTATGAAGGTAGATGGTATGACAGTTAAACAAGATGGAACTACCGTAGATGTTCCAGTTGGAGTTGGTTCAAGTACTGGTGTGAGTACGAATGTTGCTGGTTCAAACTTATCTACATCAACAGGACTTACTGGAAATGAGATAAGGGCTATGATACAAGCAGAGTTGGCTAAACAAGGTAAGGGCGGTGGAATACAACCAATTGTTATTAAACCACCACCACCTCCACCTCCACCTCCTCCTCCACCAAGAAGAAGGAGAAGACGAAGAAGAAGGCGTTCTGATATTAGATTGAAACAAAATATAATGTTAGTAGGACAATCAAATTCAGGATTGAATATTTATGAATGGAATTATATTTGGAGTAATAAAAAATATAGAGGTGTTATGGCACAAGAATTATTAAAAACAAATCCAAAGGCAGTTTCTAAATCATTAGGATTTTATTCTGTGGATTACGATATGATAGATGTTAATTTTGAGAGGGTAAAAAATGGGTAGAAGAAGAAGAAGAAGGCGTAGAAGAGCACCTGCTCCTCCACCACCTCCACCACCACCAGCTCCAGCACCTGCTCCTGCACCAAGTGGACAAAGTACACCTCCACAAACTGCACAAGTAGGTTCTACTACAAAGACACAGGCTAGTGGTAGGGTTCGTATGGACCCCCTTAATATATCAAAGGGAGCCCAACAGAGAACTATTGCCCCAACTACGGTTACATTGACTGGTGAAAAATTGGATCAGGCCATTGAGATATTTGGTGGTATAGACAAAGAATATGGTGCATTTGAAAAACCACCATTGGATAAAGTTCCTGGATTAGATGCAGATGTAACTTGGGGACACGAAGATTTACCAGCAGTATTAGTTGATTGGAGTGAATATACCGAACAAGATGCAAAAGATAGAGTTCAGTATTATAAAATTTTGGAGTGGGTTCCAGGAAAAGGTGGTGAAACAGCACCAAGAAGTCAAACATTAAAACCACTTGAATTTTGGAATAAGTATGTTGAAACTTCTGATGAACGAGATAAAGATAAGAAAAAACCACGAACAATAAATCCACCTAAATTTAGATTTAGTAAATGGAACAATGTAAATCACGGAGGACCTTATTGTGAAGGAAGGATTCACAGAGGAAGAAACGAGAAGTTAGAAAATTATCAGGCTAGGGTTAAAATAGCTAGAGCCGCTGGAAAACATCGTAGAGAGATGGAACGAAAAGGATATTATTATAGTCACAAAGACCATACATATAAGAAGTCATATAAAACTTCAAGGAGTAGATATATTGATAATGTATGGAAAAACTCTATTTTAAATCCAGCTAATATGAGGGGAGCTATTAAACATAAAAAGAAAAATAGTAGTAGAAGAAGACGAAGAAGAAGAAGATGGGGAAGTTTTTTTAGAAGGAGAAGAAGGTAATGGGTAGAAGAAGAAGAAGAGGTCTTAGCAGATTATTTAGACGAAGGGCTCGTAGAAGACATAGTGCTCAACAACAAGCTGCTAGAGATGCCAAGACTCGTAATGATAGAAGACTGGCAGAAGAGGCTAAGAAGAAAAAGGCTGCTGAAAGTGGAGCGATACCACCTTTACAGACATTAAAGGACTTTGCCAATGTAACACCTTCTGGACCTTCTGGTTTAACATTTAAGGACCATTGGAATCCACGAGATGGCTGGAAAAAAGATTTGAATGGAGATGGGATAGTTGATTTAGAAGATTTCAAGTTGGCTGTATATCCACAACATAAAGCTTATATTCGTGATTGGATTTTATCACATCAGTTTGATAGGAATAAATATTTAGATGTCAATCAAGATGGTAAGGTTGATATGGATGATTACTTTTTGGCCAAAGATGATAACCAAAAAAGATATATCAGAGATTATGTTAAAGAAAATGGTGGGTGTTTAACTGGAAATAAAATACACGGATTGATAATTCATATGGTTGATTTAAAGGAGAAAGAATTTATTTTCGGAGCCCAAGATGAACCAGAAACTGGGTTAGTTGGAAAATCAACAGGAGCAGTGATTAGAAATATTCATATTGATGAAACTCACGAGTATCACGAGGCTGTACAAAAGTTTGGTAAGGATATTGGAAGACCAATAATAAGAGGTGTTCAGTTTGAAGGTGATGATGACCCACAAAGTATTAAAATGGCTGTCCAAGTAATTAAAGAAAAATTACCTGATAGATATGCAAAGTTTTTTGATGTAGTAGGATTACCAAGAAGATTAAGGGGAGAACGAGGAACTATATTTAGAATAACCAAGAGAGAAGATTCTAATACAGTAGATGTTAAAGAGATACAACCAAAACCTGATGAAAAAGGTTATATTCTTGTATTGTCTGGTGATTTTGAATATGGTAAGAGAGGTGAGGAATTTTCAGCAAATGAAGAATTACAAGGAGTTGGTAAGTTAGAGGGTATGGTAAGGGCAGGAATTAAAAAACCAAATACTAAAGATAGACTTGCAGAAATAAAAAGAAGAAAACAGACAAGTATTGAAAGAACAACTACTGGTGGTGGAAGAGCTAGATTGGCTGATACAGTTAGAAAATCATCTCGTAGAAGAAGACGAAGTGTAGCTTCAAGAATATTTGGTAGAAGAAGACGAAGAAGAAGATGGTTTAGTAGAAGACGAAGAAGAAGGCGTTCTGATATAAGGTTGAAAAGAAATATTAATTATATTTCAACTTCACCTTCTGGATTAAATGTATATGAGTATAATTATTTATGGAGTAACAAAAAATATCGTGGAGTTATGGCACAAGAGTTATTGGATAAATTTCCAAGAGCTGTATCAAAATCATTTGGTTTTTATAATGTAGATTACGATATGATAGATGTTAAATTTGAGGAAATAAAAAATGGGTAGAAGAAGAAGACGAAGAAGAGGTGGATTTTTTAGAAGACTCGGCCGTGCGGTTGGTAGAGTAGTTGGTGGAGTAGCAAAGGCTGTTGGAAAAGTAGTTGGAACAGTTGCAAAAGTAGTAACTACACCGATACAAGCTGTGGCCAATGCAGTAACTGGTGGTTCTCGTAGAAGGGGAGGACATTGGGGAGCTGCAATTGGTGATAAAAGGGGTGGAGGATTCGTAAGAGTAGAGGGAGATGGTGACATTAAATTACATATAAATCCACAACCAGCAGAAATGGGTGATAAACTTGATATTGATTGGGACAATACAGATTTAACAAAAGATAAAATGTTTCAGATACACATTCATAGATTGGCAGGACCAATTCCTGAACCAAAAAGAGGCAAGGAGAAAAAGTCGTAATGGGTAGAAGAAGACGAAGAAGAAGTAGGAGAAGAGGAGGATTGTTTAGTAGATGGATGAGAAGAAGAAGTCCATCAAGAAGAACAAGAAGAAAACCTCCTGCACCACCAAGAAAAAAACAAGTGGTGAATATAAAAACTGCTCCACCACCTGTAAGTTTAGCATTGGGTAGTTCTGCATCTCTAACACCAAAAGAGATACAGATGTTAATGCAAGAACAATGTATGGGTAGGTTTACCGTTTCTGGTAACGATGGGAATCTTTTGCTTGATACTTCAAAAGAGAGTAGGGTTGGAATGAAATGGTATCCAGGTGAGTATAGGGTTACCATAAAGGAAATGAATAATACAGGTAACTTTGGTAGTGCATTATTTAAAATAGTTGAAGAAGGACAAGCGGTTGTTGAATATAAACCAGCAGAAACAGTTGTTCAGATATATCAAACTGCACCAGTTCAAAGTTTTCCTGATGTTAAACCACCAAAGGCATTACCAAGAAGTCCAAAGATGCCTGGACCACCTTTACCAAAGTTTAATCAACCAGATAATACTTCTGCTCCTGTTGGTGAAAGATTTGGTTCTTGGAAAGTTATTGTTCCAAAGACAACAAAATCAGAATATAATATAATACCACCGAATAGAAAACTTGGATATAATAAGAAACATATATTTAGAATAATTCCATATGAAAAGGCACCTAACTATTTATGGATTAAAAGATTTTTAGGAAATCCAGATGTATATGAAGGATTTGGAAACGATATAGTAATACAGACACCTGGACCACCACTTGGACTCGAAAGAAATGACCATATCTTTTTGGCTCAAGTTGATGAT